ACAAAGCCGCGATTATCAATGCATGGAACCATCTTAATGCTACCGATATGGCCTATAAGTTCGCTTATCTGGGCAAGGCTTTTTCTGCTGCGGATATAATCATGAAAGTTGAGAAAGCCCGACAGAAGTCTATCGAAGGCATCAATACCGGAAACTGGAAGCCGTTACTGCTTGAAGTAGAGTCGTGGGTGTTAAGCGGTATTGCAACAGGCTTTGCGCTGAGCATTCTTGCATCGCTGGCTACTTTCCTTGCGTCTACAGCTGGCCTGCCGGTAACCGCAGTCATGATCGTCGGCGTTATCGCGATCAGCCTGGCTGCATCACTTATTGATGATAAGCTGGTCGACAAAATCAACAATGAAGTGATTCGTCCGGCGCGTTAATTAAAAGGCAGACGGGAAACCGTCTGCCTTTTATTTTTATAATCTGGAAATTAAAATGACAACTTGCGTTTTTTACTTAAGGCCTTACATGTTGCAGCAACTATGAGCAGGTAATAAGCAGTAGATATATAACACACCGCATAAATACTCATGAAAAGCAGAGTCAGCAAAAAGTCATTTTGTGACATTACCTGATAAATCTTACCGGACTCAGTTATCTCCGTAGAGTGAAGCAACAACATATACATTATTGGAAAGTACAACACTGAGAATAATACAAGTCCTTTGACCATTTCTCTCGCTGATTGCCTGCCATTTATTTCAATGTGATTAAATGACATTATAAATAAAATCAATCCCCAAAAAGGCGCTGTCTTGCACCATGCATTCATCACTGAACTAAGTAAGGGATTATTAACGGACCAGAGTACAGGAAAGTCACTTGTTGCTGCAGATATGGAACTGAGCATTTGAGATTGAGGATCATTTAAGAAGATAGCGAAAGCAATTGGCAATGGCATGATAGTGATAACCAGCATAATTAACATCTTCTTTGCCATAGCGCTATTGTCAGGTTTTTTTCCATTTACTATGTTTCGCATTGCTACCTCAAGAGCAAAGGGTTTATCGTTTACATTCTATCATAATCTTCATATGCTGTAAGAGCCCCTGGCATCGTCATATCCACATCGGCGTAGCCACCTACCTTCTGAGATTTTGGAAGTATGGCGGTCAATTGAAACTTATAGACATCCTCAATTAGTGACCGCCTAAATCAACGAGTCGATGTATCTTAAAACTATATTCCTTCGCTGTTCAGCATGCGTCTTATTCGTTCCTCATCCTCTTCTTTTTTCCGATGTTGTGTAATGTATTCATCAGCCGGCAGTGGGGGAAGCGGCACAGCGCGGGAAATATTTTCCTTTTCATACATATGCCGCATTCGTTGCTCGACTTGCCAATAGTCAATATCTTGATAATCGAAAGGGCCGTTCTCTTGAAGCTTCTTAGCCGTTTCAGCGAGTTCATATCGAAGGTAAGGGTTAAGACCAATGCAATTGGCAGCCAAATCGTCATCAACCTTACGAACATTGGCTATAATTGCGAATTTCTCGATAGCTTGGGCAACATTCCAATCAGAAATAAAAAGAAGCAGAGCGGAGAAAGCAAGAAGCTTAACCTCCCCGTCAGCTCGATCCCTTACCGCCTTATTCTTGAACTCAGCATAGTTGCTGATAATAAAATTGTTCAGTTGCCGTGTTTTTTGGTATTCGTTCCTTAACAGCTCAGGGTCAATCAGATACGCTTCCGATGAGCTACGCACAAACTGATGCAGCATTTTTAGTTGTGGATACCATATCCTCAACTCCTGAAGCTTGGAAAGATTAAAGGAATGAGTGCGAATAAACTCATTATGAATTGCGTCTTTCCAGGAGAAACCTGGGATGGTTGCCTGAATTGGTGTAAACGGCGCAATATCTTTTGGATTAATAAAACCCTGCGCTTTCTCCCGCAGATACTCTAACCACTCTACCTGCTCTGAACTAATCGTCACCATGAAAGTCGATGCAACTCGTTTTTGAAACATCCATTGCCGCATTTGACGAAGTGAGTCAGGGGTAAAAAGGTGTTCCTGAATTCCAGCACATACCATGTGTCGTATCACCTTTGTTATTTTGGTTTTATCGATTTGACTAAAATAGACCTGATGATTTCTTGATTCAGGTGACTGGCGATCATTGTAGTAGTCACAGGCTGGGTGATGGTTGCTCGTATCAGCAGCATTTCTGAAGCGAAAGTGAGCTCTTCGGTTACGCATTGCGTTTGTTGCCCCGCGAACAAACGTTCCGCCTTCAGCTCCACATATAGGACATGTAATATCGCCTCTTGCATGGCTATGAATGTCGTTTATCCCCACTCCAACCAGCTGTAGGTATTGCTCAGGGTCGACTTCTCTTTGAAATCTTTTTGAATAGGCTGTGTCAGTCATTTACGGCTCCAGGTCAGAGGGATTTTCAGACTTCATGGACAGTTATTTGCGAAGCTACAATCATATCTTTTCAAGAGCTCTGCTATTACCAGATATTTAACATTGTGCGACAAAAACAAAAAGGGGCTATCAGCTCACGCTGATAGCCCTTCTTTAGCTTAAACAGGTGACACCAAAGTGGCCTGTTCTTGCGTATACAGATCTGGTCTAAAGCTACGCGCTTTTATCCAGCTTACTTTTACTATCCCGTAAGGTGTCCATCGTTATGAACATTGGGATGGTATTGTTAGGGCTGACCTCCTCACTGATCGCTTCAAAATCGAAGTCCTCATAGAAGCTGCGAGCCTCAACCTTGGCGTCAAGGATCACGCCCTTGATACCTTTTACCAATGCTGCGCTTTCAAGACAGTAATCCAAAATAGCGCGCATCAGCTGTAGTCCCCATCCTTGCCTTTGATATTGCTTGTCGATAGCAATCATAGGAACCTTCATAGCTGTAAATACAGGGGGAAGTGCGTATGGATAAATCCCTTCCGGAATGACATCCTTCCCAACCTGCTGTAAAGCTGCCGTAACAAACCCAATGACAGTACCATCACCATTAACAAGCAATAATGCCTGGATGTTGTCACGGCTGCACTGGCGCTTAAGTTGCTGTAAAAAATCGTTCAGAACTTTGTCGCCACAATCGAACTTTTTGATTCCGTTAAGTTTTACATCGGAATCACCTTTCACTAACTTTACATCAAAAATCTCGCTCATATTTAACTTCTCCCGTCATAAGCGTGCGCAGTTTATTGCCAGCCTGACGGGGTGAATTAATAAGCGCGTTCATGTGATCCCACTCTTTCTCGCTAAACACACGCATTCGCTGTTCATCCAGCGTCTGTTGTGCAGCTCGTGTCGCAGCCATCAGAATAAAAGCACTCAAGTCCACCCCAGCCAGAGAGGCTGCTGCACGCAACTTCTCTTTTATATCGACACTGGTTCGCAGCTCGACACGTGTATCTTTGGCCCCGGCCAAAGCTAAGTTTGCGGAACCACCTGTCACATCGGTGTTTCTCATCATAAGAACTCTCCAAACACTATATATTGATCATTAAAATCAGTGAGTTACCTCCTTTTCTAGTTTTATCCAAAACATCTTCGTTCTCTCAGGACCATGACTTTCAGTGAATGCATAACTTTATCCTTTAGGTAAACTTTTCTAGGTATATGGCATTGATTAACAATGCTTTATGAAAATTTACTATTCATTAAAATTGGAATTTAAAATTTAGTTCTCATTGGAACACGCTTAGTTTCGCACTTTTTTTCACCAATGTCAATGATACCCGTACGCTGTACGTACATTTTGTACGGGTGGTGTACGGCTTGATGATTAACTTGTGCACTCCCCGTTCAGCTACCGCGTTCTGGCCATCTGCCGTAATGTTTTGACTGTTCTACGTGAGCCCGCAAAACCAATCAGCACTTCAAAAAAATCGGCGTGCACTTTTATTCATGCGCCAAATCCATAAGAATGTGCCCAATAAATCACAATAAGGATTTTTAAGATGATAAAGGTCGCTGCATTACTGGGGTTGATTGTGGCTGGGAACGCTCTGGCAGTTGAAGTCGATCCGAAGGTTTGGGTTCCAATGTCAAGCAGTGAAAACAATAACGAAAAGTATGATTTTTATGGGAAAAAAGGGTCTTTCTCGCACGAGAAAAACGTTACCACAGGCCTTATTCAACAAGTTAGAACAGACAAGCTCAGGAACGATGGGAAAATAACGTATTACAAAATTAAGATTGGTGATGCTGAATGCGCTCAGGGTTTTGGAAAACTAAATTATTATGATCTGGGCAATAACTTTTTGTTTAATGCAGATTTCATAAAAGATGGCGGCAGTGTTGGTGCGACATTGGGCGACATCCTGTGCCAGGTTGGCGAAGGCCTCCCCAAATAGTTACGAGCCTGACCGCCTGCGCCGGGACCACGGTCCCGGCTTTGCGAACTCTGAGGCAGAGTGAAATCTAGAAGAAGGGGTTTGTAAGGCTGCATTAAAGTGCATAGACAGAAGACCGCATTACGCAAAGAGAAAGGGCAGAGTCCTTTTACAGACTCTGCCCTCCTCGTTTTTATCGCTCAGATCCGTTATTAATAATCGTAATGTTGTTGTAAACATTGACGTTATTAACCGTCACGTTAACTAAAGGTTGAGATCCAAGGTCGCCCTTTTCACTATGGCCCGGTAACTGTGCAGAAAGAGACAAAGCCAACGTGATAAAAAATGCTGGAATGCCGCCTACTTTTCCGTTCGATTTCTTACTTTTTTTTGGCATGCTTTTCTCCTCTAATAGAGGAGGCTGCATCTCAAGAGGTAGCATCAGGGCAACCAAATCACTCATGAGTGACCGAAGGGACCAATCGACAGTCTCACAACCTCTGGGGCAAAAGCCACAATCCGGAGATCCGGATGAACTTCCGAATCTTCGGACCCACAGATGCCTTGCCACAGGCGTGCGACTTAAGTATTCGATACCATTAACGGCCGGTTACGGCCAAAATAGCTTCACTATTAAAAGTGTTTTAAGCCCTTCCAGAGAAGGGCCTAAACAAACTAGAACAATTGTTCATAATCATGTTTCTCCTCCTCATTTTAGTGATGTTAAGCTATGAAATCATAGCTAGATATAGAGTCAGTGCCAGCTTTTTGAGCTGATGCTTTCTCCCTGATTGACTGTTTTTTTTCACTAATGCTTAAAAATCGATCTTAAATCGCCCCAAGAGGACTGACCAGAATGTCATTTATAGGATTGGTCCTGGTCTTTGAAAATTATAAAACTATACCAGCGGAACAGTACAACTTTTTTTCACGTTGTAGTGCTATCTGATCGGCATGTGAAGTGGCAACTATTAAATTCATAGTTGACGTACTCGTCAGAGTGATTGACAATTGAATTGACCAATCGACAGTCTCACGAAACATTTGATGGATGCCAAACTATCTTTTGCTTAAGTGGACTTGCAGTTAAGAACGCCAATTCTCTACTGCCAAAAAAACCGCCTAATGGCGGTTTTTTTGTACCTTTCATCAACTGAATTGCAACCTACCCCCGCCCGCGTGGATTAACCTAGCGCGCCGGTAATTATCTTCATTGGTCCCTCGACCTATCCCCGCCCGCGTAGGCTAACCTCTTGCGGGATTCGGCTGGTTAATCAGCTGGTTATAGCCAGCGTCAAAACCCACCAAATATTTACGGGAATTTCCTCTTTCTACCACGGCGCACTGGCCATGTCCGGAGGCGTAGATTCGGGCGGGCCGCGCCCTATTTTTTCGTTACACCGCTCGCGCGGCGATATTCATGGCGGCGTTAATGTCGCGGTGCAGTTCTGACCCGCACGCCGGACACTGCCACCGGCGGTCGGCCAGTGTCAGTGCATCGTTAATTTCACCGCAGCCGCTGCAGCGCTTGCTGGACGGCTCCCAGCGGCTGACTTTCAGCAATGCCACACCCCGCCAGGCACTTTTATATTCCAGCTGGCGGAAAAACTCGCCCAGGCTGGCGCTGGCCAGCGACCGGGAAAGCCCGCGCTTACGAATCGCGCCGTTCGGCAGAAACGTGCCCGGGCGTTCCGGGTCGGGCTTCGGTGCCGGCTTAGCCATCATCCCCTTCACATTCAAATCCTCAATCGCCAGCGCTTGGTTCTCGCAGGTCAGGCGGTGAGTCAGTTTGTGCAGGAAATCCCGGCGAACTGCACTGATTCGCTCGTGCAGCTGCGCGACGCGGCGTTTTTGTTTTAACCGATTGGCGCTGCCCTTCTGTTTTCTGGCCAGCCGGCGGGATGCCCGGCGCAGCCGCTTCATCTGCCGTTTATATTCCGCCGGAGCAGTGATGATTTCTCCGGTCGACAGTGCCACAAACTGGTGCGTGAACCCTTCGGTTTTACAGCCGACATCGATACCCAGTGGCGTCAGGTTCGTTGTTGGCTGCACCGGCAGGTCGCGCCCGTCATCAATCAGCACGGTGGCATAGTATTTTCCGGTCGGCGTCTGCCGTACCGTCGCCCGTTTGATTTTACCTTCCCATTCCCTGCCACCCCGGCAGCGTACCCATCCCGCTTTCGGCAATTTCAGCTGGCGGGGCTCAAGCGCAATACTGGTGGCAGCCGTGGCGTTGTAGGTGGCATCGCCCCGGTGCTTCGATTTAAACCGGGGAAAGCCCGGCGTCTCGCCATTTTTGACACGACGGAAAAAATGCTTATACGCGCCATCCAGATCCGCGCAGGCCTGTTTCAGCGCCTGGCTGTCCGCATCGGCAAGCCAGGGGTATTCAGCCTTCAACTGCGTTAGTCGCTTCATCAGATCGTACGCAGACGGGCGTGGCGCACCCGCCTCGTACTGGCGCTGGCAGTACGCCAGCGCGTCGTTATAAACCCACCGGCAGCAGCCAAACGTCTTAGCAAAAAACTCCCGCTGCGCGGCGTTCGGATACAGGCGGACGCGGATGGCGTACAGCATCAGCGACGCGACCGTGGTATCAGATCTTCCCACTCGTTCCGGTACTGTTCGGCCTCAGCGGCCAGATTCTTGATTGTGATAAGCAGCTGCGCGGCGTCCTCCAGATAAATCGAGGCGCTGGCATTGCTGATAGTGAAGTGCGCGACGTTGGCCAGCGCGTTAATCTGCGCCAGTACCGATTCCAGTGATTCCGACAGGCCGTGTTCGTTCAGTTTGAGCTGGTTCACGCGGCACCTCCTGCGACTGGCAGGCGAGCCTGAAAGAACAGGATAAATTTGCGCGCACGGCCTGCAAGCTGGCGACGGGCATCGCGCTCGCTATAAGCAACGGCACTGAAAATATGGATATGATTTTTGCGATCGGTACGGCAGATAGCCGCGAACTTGAATTTGAACATGGTGCGTGACTCCACTTAGTGAGCATCGCTACCACCAGAGTTCCTACGCTCTGTAGGGTGGTAGCCCAGACGGGGGTAGGAATACCGGCCTAAGTGAGTACCGGCCAGCCCGAAGGCTGCCCCGCCTGAGCCACCATAATTTCGGTGTGTGCAGGCTACGCATACAAAAAAACACGCCAACGCGTGTCTATGCGTCACTTAGTCATCCGGGTTCCTACGCCCGGCTGCAGATTTTGCTGCAGCGACATAACGTTAGCTCGCATCGACACGACACGTCAATAAATTTTTGTATGTGGTCAGATCATAAAGCCGACATTTTAACTTTACTAGTTTTATTTAACTTTGCGTCTAACTCGAAAGTTTGCGTATTTCACCTTGCTTTGCGTCAAATACCATGATTGAATCTTTACAGGCAAAGTTAACGGAACTAATGCGATGATGAAACTTATTGAAACGTTGGATCAGTGTATCGAACGTGGGCAGGACATGACGCGGGCAATCGCTATTGCGCAGTTCGGCGATGACAGCCCGGAGGCGCGGCAGATTACCCGCCGCTGGGGTATCACAGAAGCCGCTGAACTGGTTGGCGTGACGCCACAGGCTATCCGCGATGCTGAAAAATCTCAGCGTCTGCCGGTGCCGGATATGGAGCGTCGTGGCCGTGTAGAGCAGCGCATCGGATACACCATTCAGCAGATCAACTATATGCGTGAAGTGTTCGGCACGGTTCGCCGTCGTCCGGAAGGTTCTGACCCGGTCGTGCTGGCCGTCGCAGCGCACAAGGGCGGCGCGTACAAAACCTCCAGTTCTGTACACCTCGCGCAATGGCTGGCCCTCCAGGGACAGCGCGTGCTGCTCGTTGAGGGTAACGATCCGCAGGCAACCGCATCGATGTACCACGGTTTTGTCCCGGACCTGAACATCCATGCAGACGACACACTCCTGCCGTTCTACCTGGGTGAGCGTGATAGCGCGGAATACGCCATCAAACCGACATGCTGGCCAAATCTTGAAATCATCCCGTCCTGCCTGTCTCTGCACCGTATCGAAACCGAACTGATGCAGTTGCACCACGCTGGCCAGCTGCCACAGCCGCCGCACATGATGCTGCGCGCCGCTATCGAGAGCGTGTGGGATAACTACGACGTGATCGTCATCGACAGCGCACCAAACCTCGGCATCGGCACCATCAATGTGGTGTGCGCCGCTGATGTAATTGTTGTCCCGACGCCGGCAGAGCTGTACGACTACACCTCCACGCTGCAGTTCTTCACCATGCTGCGCGACATGCTTTCAACCGTCGACCTCGGTGTGGAGGGATTCGAGCCCATCGTGCGTATCCTGCTGACCAAATATTCCAACGCAACCGGCAGCCAGTCACCATGGATGGAAGAACAGATTCGCGATGCATGGGGTAGCCTGGTGCTGCGTGAAGTGGTGCGCGTGACGGATGAAGTCGGCAAGGGCCAGATCCGCATGCGTACCATTTTTGAACAGGCAACCGCCCAGCGCTCATCCACCAGCGCATGGCGTAACGCGCTGGCCATCTGGGAGCCGGTGTGCAAAGAGATTTTCGACAAACTGATTAAACCGCGCTGGGAGGAGGCCAAATGAAACGCACCACGATGAAAAATGCACCGACCCTCCCCAAAAATACCGGTGAAACGAAATCATCGGCACCGGGAATGCCAAAATTCACCTCGCCCGTGGTCAGCGATTTAAATCGCCTCATGAACGGCATGACCGGCAACACCATCACGCTGCCGGTTTGTGGCCGTGACGTGAAATTTGTGCTGGAAACCGTGCCGGCGCACATGGTGAAGAAGGCGACGATGGTGTGGTCAGGGAACGAACGTGACCAGGCGCTGCTGACGCAGGCGTCTCTCGATGACCTGATCCCCTCGTTTCTGGCGAACGGTCAGCAGAATCCGGCGTTTGCCCGTAAAACGAATGGCATCATCGAAGTGGCCGACGGCAGCCGTCGCCGGCAGACGGCTATTGTAACCAGCAGCGAATACCGGGTACTGGTTGGCGAGCTGGACGATGAGCAGATGCGCTGGCTGTCGCAAATCGGCAACGACTACCGCCCGACCAGCGCGTATGAACGCGGTAAGCGCTACGCGCGCCGGCTGGAAACTGAGTTTGGCGGGAATGTCAGCAAGTTGTCTGAGGCAGAGGGGATCGAGCGCAAGGTCATTATGCGCTGCGTGAACACTGCAAAACTGCCGCTCGAAATCATCAGCCTGTTCAACAACCCGAACGAGCTGAGCGCGCGCGCCGGCGAGTCACTGGCCAAAATCTATGCCGCCAACGAAGACGCCATGTTCGCGTTTGCGCAGTCGCTGCTGCGCCGCAAGAACAGCGGTGAATCTTTCGATACTGATGATCTGCTGGAGCAACTGCACAAAGTGACCGGCGCACCGGCTAAACCCGTCGCACGTGAACGTCTGTTCGGCACCGGCATGAAGGCGCGCTATAAGGGTGATGCCGTGACGTTCCAGCTCAACAACGTACCGGCAGAACTGGTTAAACGCATCGAGCAGATGCTGGAACAGCACCAGGCCAAACAGCAAAAAGCCGTGCATGAAGTCGTGGACGAATCCATGCTCGAGCTGGACGCCGTTGTGACCTGCATCCGCACAGCCGCTGCTGGCATCAAATATGGCATCTCACCCAACGAGCTGCAGTCGATGATCCCGTTTGCCCGTACCGTGGTAAAACAGGAGGCTGACGAACCTGCCCGGGCAGAGAAGATCGCCGCTGAAATCACAAGGCGCTATGTCCTGTAAGGAAAAAACCGCTCGATGGCTGCATTATTTCAAACCCGTAGCGTCGATTGATAACCTGTGAACGTATGCCCTTGAAAGCCGCCCTCCCGGGCGGTTTTTGTATGACAGCTTCAGTAACGTTTAAATTCTCTTTGGATGATGTGACTAATCGCTTAACGATAGAACATTTTTACAATAGAATGAAAGCAGTTAATCTATGCAATGTTCTTTATGTGCTCATTTTTAATATAATCATTATATCAATTAATTTTATCTTTCGAATTAAAGGTGGATGTGAAGATGATTGATAACTCCCAGCCTCTTATATATTTATTAAATACTGATGAGGCAATGAATGCGCTTTTAAAATCTAAAGGCTTTAATTCTTCCGCTCATAAAATGAATGGCTATAAAGAGTACGACAGTAGCTCAAGGGGCGGCATGTCGATACCATATAATAACGAGGTTCCACGAAACTGCCATGAAGCGGAAATAATAATTATAGATACATCGCCCCGTGAAGGTTTTGTATCAAATACATATAATGGGCGCTCTGTCTACTATAGGAATATACCATCTGTCGCCTACTTATTTCCGCTTGATGTTTCATATGCAATTAAGAATTCATTTAGTACAAATAAAAAACAACTTATCATTTTTTTTGCTAGCTATTATGACAAACAAACCTATAATATAGAGGTCGAGGGCTCTGATGGTTACCAATTGACATCTGACTCTCTTTACCTTCCTCATTCTTATTTCAATATCGTCAAAAGAACAGGCAATAGAATTTCAATTAACCAAAGCCATGACAATCAGGAAATTAAGAAATGCTTGATAAAATTTCTACCTGAATCACATTATAATGTTGCATTTAATATATATACTAACGATGTCGTTTTAGCTGTAAATGGCTCTAATGAACCTGTTTCCATCATTAGGAAAATAGGTAACAAAACTATAATGGTTTTCCCAGACTTAGCTGATAAAGATTCATTTATATCTGAGTTATTTGAAAAGGTTTTACCTGAACTCCCTGAATTTCAGGATCTTTTCCCAGATAACGATAACTTCTCATGGACTAAAGATTTTTCATATATTTCCCTTGAAGAAAAAAATAAATCTATTGAAATTGCTGAAGAAATAAAGCGCCATGAACTAACTATTTCTCAACTAAACAATGAATATGAAATGATTCATAATGATGATAAAAATGTTAAGCTAAGAAATATGCTTAAAGAAACTGGGGATGATCTTGTTCTCTCAGTAAAATGGTTTCTTGAATATATTGGGTTTACCAATGTCATTGATCCTGATGAAAACGTGGATGTGGATGCAGGTGAAATATTCGAAGAAGATCTCAACTTTCAATATGACGGCATTCATTTCTTACTTGAAGTAAAAGGCATTGGAGGAACCTCAACAGATGCTCTATGTGCCCAAATTTCAAAAATAGCATTGCGTAGAAGAAGGTCTAATCCGGGAAATACCTACAAGGCTGTCTATGTAGTCAATCATCAACGTTACAGGGCTCCCATGGAAAGGATAAATATCCCATTTAATGAGACTCAAATAGAAGATGCGGAAATGGCTAACCGAGGCATGACATTTACTTATGAACTTTTTAATATTTATCACATGATAGAAACAGGCATTATAACAAAATCCGCTGCACGTGAAGCTTTTAAACAAGAAGGTTTAATTAACTTCAGAGAAAGCATTTATAAGTTGAATTTTAATCACTGTTACAAAGGAAATACGGTCTATTCCCTGATCATTCCTGAAGAAATAAATTTCACCGTTGCAAAATCAGATAAACTAGCCATTCAAGATAAAGAAAATCACTGGCACCTTCTGAATATCGAAAGCATTCAGGTGGATGGGCAAGACTATGACGAAGTCAGCTCTGGAAAATTTGGGGCTAAGGTCGACAGACTGATTCCAGAAGCCAGAGACTATTATGTCGTTAAGGTCAATGACCTCGCTATATAGTTTTTATGACCAAAAAAATACCCTGCCTTGCCTGCGGCAGGGTTTCGCCAAATGGCGCAGCGGGAAACCGCCACAGAATCCCGCCCAAAAATTGGGACCATGGTCCCGTTGCATCGCCTGCTAATTCGCCCTGGCTACAGGAATGTCTGAGAGGCGCGTTGTGTAACATGGCGAGAGCATCTGCCGCTTCATCTGCCATGCCTGCTGTACGCCCTGCCCGGCGAAGTACAGCGTGCCCCGCCCTTGTTTGTTGAGTTTGTCGAGTAACGTCATCAGCGCGTCGCTGTCGGCGCGTGGGGCGTTGTCATCGAACAGGTTGAGCTGGGCAACGCCCTGGCTGAAAAAGTCGCCCAGCATGATCCCGGCTTTCTGATAACGGTGGCCATCGCGCCATATCGCGTCCAGACAGCGCATGGCCGCCGCGATAATGTCGCGGGTGTCCTGCGTCGGGGTAAGCAGTTTCGTGCCGACGTTATTGCCGTAGTAGGGCTCATTCAGCGCAAAGGGCGACGTTTTCACAAAGACCGAAATGTACCGGCAGTACTGGCGTTCACTGCGCAGCTTTTCCGCCGCCCGGGCAGCATAAGAGCAGATCGCCTGACGCATTTCCTCATGGTCGGTGATGCGCTCGCCAAACGACCGGCTGCAGACAATTTCCTGCTTCGCTGGCGCGAATTCTTCCAGCTCCAGACAGGACTCGCCGCGCAGCTCCCGCACCGTACGCTCCAGCACAACATTGAAATGTTTTCTGATAAACCGAATATCCGTGTCCGCCAGCTGGAGCGCTGTGGTGATCCCCATGGCCGCCAGCTTTTTGGCAATGCGCCTGCCGACGCCCCACACTTCCTCCACCGGCATCAGCGCCATTAAACGGCGCTGGCGCTCGACGTTCGATAAATCGACCACGCCCCCGGTCTGCGGATACTCTTTCGCAGCTCTGTTTGCCAGTTTTGCAAGAGTCTTGGTTTGCGCAATACCCACCCCGCAACGCAGTCGCGTATTACGCCACACCGTGTCGCGGATTTCCCGCCCGAAATCGTCCAGATCACGGCAATTGCGCACGCCGGTCAGGTCACAAAAGGCCTCGTCGATTGAGTACACTTCCACGCGCGGGCACATTTCCTCAAGCGTGGTCATCACACGCTGCGACATATCACCGTACAGCTCGTAATTACTGGAGAAGGCCAGCAGCGGCTGCTGGAAAGGCGTCTCCCGCAACTGGAACCACGGCGTGCCCATCTTGATGCCGAGCTTTTTGGCCTCAGCTGATCGGGCGATAACGCAGCCATCATTGTTGCTTAAAACGATTATGGGCCGCCCGGCAATATCGGGCCGGAATGCGGTTTCGCAACTCGCGTAAAACGAGTTCATATCAACGAGGGCGAACATTGCGGTGCATCGTGCTGATGACGGAAATGACAACGCCGACGATTTCAAGTTCGTCGGCGTCATAAATAGGGATCGCAGGGTAGGCCGGGTTCTCTGCCAGCAGCTGTGCCACCGGGTGTGTCACCAGTCTTTTGACGGTGAACTCACCTCCGAGGTTGGCTACGACAATATCGTTATGCTGGGGATGAATGCTGAAATCGACAAGAAGAAGTGAGCCATCAAGGATGCCAGCGCCGATCATGGAATCGCCGGATACGCGCAGCGTGTAGGTTGAGGACGGGTGCGGAATAAGATGCGACACCAGATCGATGCCGCTCTCGATATAGTCAGCCGCAGGACTGGGGAAGCCTGCGGAAATGAGATCCCCGTAAATGGGGATCTGTACCGGAACGTCCGGAAAAATAAGGCGTTGTAACTGCATATAATTACCTCCTTTGTAACTTACTGTGTATATATACAGTAGTTTTAATTCGGAGGCAGATCAATACTGGTTAAAACTATCAATCACCAGGACAGACTTTTTGTTGTGCGTCAGCCCTGGTCACATCCTGCCAAAGCTCGTTCAAGTTGCGCGACTTTTTCGTTCAGTGCTTTTATCGCTTCAACACACAAACCAACCACGCCTGCATACTCAACTGCATAAAATCTCTCACCTTCAGCATTTTGCTGCTGAGAAATACATTCCGGCAGTACCTCTTTTATTTCCTGAGCAATTACACCCGCCGATGGATAGCCTGTTGCGGCCCAGTTAAACGTGACACCCCTGATAGCATTTATTTTCGACATGGCGTCGGGTATGACTTCTACTTTATCTTTGCAGTCCAGATCTGATGTCTGGGCAATCACCGGAGATGTTACAGAACCTGAGACATACAGGGTGCCAAGTGTTGGCCTGTACTGAAGAATTTGTGAAGATACAGCCCCACTTTCAAAGGTATACCCCCAGTGCACTACTGGTTCGGTATTGGTGTGAACGGTACCCCGATAAAACACGCCGGCATACCTGCCATCAACGTAATGCTTATCGGTAAACTCCGGATAAAATGAGCCTATGGTCACTCTGGCAGGCGAAATCGATACAGCGGAAGACTCATCCGAAGCATACATAGCAGAAAAGTCAGAGGGATTAAGTGAAGCTACGGTTATCCCTTTCGAAGTGCTGTTGGCATTGAAAACTATTTTGCTTTTTACCAGCCCGCCGGTTTTGTTGCTAACTGTATTGAGACGCTCATCATTCCCCTGTGCGAATGAACCCGCTGCTGTCCCGAAAGGAGAATCAGATCCTGTGCCTCCCTGCGAGCGACTTAGTGGCGTGGTCAGCCCTTCCAGACTGGTGATGTCCTTATTTATGCCTTTTTTCGCCAGCGTTTTTTGTCCAGGTACGGTTACCTGGCTACCGTTGATGGTGATGGTGACATCGCCGGCGCCGTTCATGACATCAGCAAAGCCCCCCATGTAACGCTGGTACATGCCGAACGTCTCAGCAATATCCTGCGCCAGTCCATCAACGCTGAGCGAATCACTGACCAGAATCGCGTATCGCTGACCAGCAGCGATTGCCGGGCTGGCGGCGGGTGTGACGGTAAGCTGTGTCGCACTGTCGATACTCGTTATCTGAAATGCCTGTAACGGGGTGGAAAAGACAATGACCGTGCAACCGTTGCGGATAAGTGAGCCTGCCGCCGTCCAGCTGGTTCCGGTGCCGGTCAGTGTGTTGCCATTTGCGGCGATAGTGCCTGTTGTGTAAATCATATTTTCTCCGGACAATAAAAAACCCGCCTAAGCGGGTTATCTGAATGTGATGCAGGGTTAATACATAGCGTCGATGCAGGGGACCGCAATCGACGTCAGCCGTCTTCCGGTAACCGGATACTTATCTGTCCAGCTCGCACTGACCTTGCCTTTACCGCAGCGCACAGCGTTGCCGTTCCGGACCAGTCCGGCAAATTTGAGCCAGTCCCAGCCGCCAGCTAATGAGCTGTCGTACCCGTACCGGCCAAGCATAATCATCGTGTTTCCTATGTCGGTTTCGTTCCAGGTGGGCACCCATGTGACGTTCCCGTATACGAATGGCCGTTTCGTTGTGGAAAACACACACCTCCCGGCTGCGTTAAATATATTCAGGCCGGGACCAGGGACTGGCGCTACGCCACTCGCAAAAATCGCGATCTGCATGGTTACAGAGGCAGCAATATCTGAGCCATCACGCTCTGCAAGAGCCCGGATAGTGGTGCCGTCATAGTCAATAACAACACCAGGTGCGCTCCATTTCGCGAAAACAAGGTACTGGTCGCGCGTCAGACCAGGAATATCCGGCGGTGACCATGACCCATTAATGCTAACCGTACCGCGCCAGGCACACTGACCGACCATCGTGTTATCAGTGATGGACGTAAAATCAGTACTGTTCTGGATCAGCAGGCCACGCCCGGATGATGCGGGCAGTATTTGCCACACGGTGGCTGGAAATGATTTGGCCCTTCCCCAGTTATCTGACCACCACACATTCTGCGTTACCGTGTTACCTGATACGGAAATGCTGTCGAGTACGGCAATGGAGGCAATGAGGTTGGTGCCCCGATTCAGGGAGTAAACGCAGCTCTTCGGCATGATGACTACCTGACTGCCGGCAACGTAGTTCGGCAGCGTGTACTGGTTCACATCCCACGTATCAGGAATACTCAGGCTGTATGACGGGCATCGCAGCCCGGCAGTGATTTCCATCGGAGGGCCACCATCATTTAAATCAATATATATTCCCTGCCCCATTACCACGTCCCCACTCTGATCATGCCGCCACCGGGGAGGTTTACCGTCAGACCGTTACCGTCGATAACCACCACGTTATTTGCTCCGTTAAATGCAAAATTACCGCTGGTTGCGTAAATGCTGCCGCGCACCGTCACCCCGTTGAAGGTGGCGAAACCCGATTTATTGATGTGCCAGCCGACATTGCCGGTCCCGTCCCAGGAGTTCGACTGGATGTAGTCCCCAATCATGGCGTTCTGGATCCAGCCTTTCCCGATAAGCGCCTGGTTGATAAATGTCTGCCCGCCCTGGACAACCAGCGGCAACATCACCGTGCCCCCGGCCTGCGCCATCACCGCAAACCGGTCAGCGAGAACAACCATTTGTGACTGCATCCCCGCCGGCGTATTTTCAAGTCCCAGCCCGATCCCGGCCATGTATTTAACGCCGTTAACATCAGCGGCAATTTTCACGGAATACATGGCGTTAATATTCCCGGACAGGTCCGACAGAACCTTTGACGTTTCAGTAATCGCCGCCGTCTGGCCGTTTAGCGTGACCGTCATCGTATTGATTTTCTGCGCCGCGGCCTGCGAGAAATCCGCCATCGCTTTCGCAAAATCGGTGGTATTTGCCGTGCCACCGCCCGCATTCGCATCCAGTGTTTTCAGGGATTCAGCCACAGCTTTCGTGGCATCGGCCATCACGTTGTCAACGCGAGCGATGCCAGCTTTATTATCCCCATACTGCACGCTGAGTTGTTGCGAGAGACTTACCTGCGCAAGCGTACTCTGGATCAGCGCCACGCCCGTATTCTGGAGGCTTCCCTTTATGGCACCGGTCTGGCCGTCCTGGCCCGCAATCTCTGCCGTCAGCTCATCGAACCGTGACGCTGTGGACGAATCCAGTTCGGTAACAGCCTGCGTGAGTTCGGTGACGCTAGCGGTGTTCTCCTGCGTTTGTGCAGTGAGCTGATCAACAGCCGTTGCACGTGCTTCTGTTTCCGTGGTCAATGCCTGACGAACTTCCACCAGTTCTGCCGTGTTCCCGTCGGTTTTGGCCTCCAGTCGCGTAACATCGGTAACGCGTGCCTCTGTCTCGGTCGCTACCACCTCACGCAGTTGTTCAAATTTCGCTGAGTTCGCCCCATTCTGGACTGACTGACGGAAAACAATGTCGGCGATGGCCAGCGAGTGCTGAATCAGGCCTTCCGCCATCTGCCGGTTCGCGCCGACTGCCTCGGCCAGCTGATCTGCATTCTGGGCGATCTGGTCAGCCATATCTGCCACGGTTTTGTTTGTCGCAACGGCATCCTCGATCATGTCCTTAACCAGTTCTGTCTGCATCATCTGCTCGAGTACGGCTTTGGTGATGTCGGATACGTCAGTACTGGATTCGCCCATTACCCACTCTGTCCAGTCGCCCTGGTTCCCGATACGGTCTACCAGCCGCGCCCGGTACCAGAAGCGCTTCCCGGCCAGCAGGCCCATCTGCTGGTAGCTGGATGACGGATACGGCACATCAGACAGCAGAAGCGGGCTGTCGCCGGCACTGGTTTCGCTGTAGTGGATTTCGGTTTTCAGCGTATCCTGCGCGCCGGCGGGAAAACTCCAGCTCAGCCTGATACCGAATACCAGCGATTCCGTTTTCAGATTAACGGGGATCGGCGGCTTACCGACTTTGCCGTTCAGTTGCGTTTCCACAGACGTCGCCCAGGCGGAGGCCACATCAAGCGCGTTGATGGCCCTCACGCGGACGGTGTAGCGCCCCGCGTAAATGCCATCGACCTCAAACCGCGTGTTTCCGGTGCGGGAGGCGTTAATCCAGTCGCCGCTGTTCTGCCGCCACTGCGCCTCGTACGCCACCGCATTTTTCACACCGTCCCACGTCACCTCCATGGTGGTGATCCCGATGCCCTGCTCCACGCGGTATGAACTGCCGATCTGAATGTTCGACGGCATTTCCTGATTGCGTGGCGGGACGATGCTCACAGGCCGATCTTCAATAATCGCGCCGTCATCGATGCGCGCGAATTTGTTCGGGTTGTACGGCAACCCGCTGATGGTGACGAGATTGTCGTCCTTGCGCGCCACTCGTTTGACGCGGAATAACTGGATGCCCAGATCGGGCTGGTCGAGTACCCAGGCAGACTCCGTATCCGGGACCACGCTGAAAGGCTGGGTGACGGTCAGGACACGCCCGGAAACCGATTTAACGTCGCGCCCTTCTGATTTCCCGGTCGGGAGGTTGACGATCAGCCGGTCACCGGCTTTTGCGGCCACGTTCCTGTCCAGCGTAATTTTGGTGGCCGTCGCTGCCGCCACGCGCCCGCCGTTCGCCCGTCCGGCCAGCGGTGCATTATTCACGCCAATGATTTTACCCACGCGCGGGAGACGCCCCTCCATGCCGGTAGTGAACTCGACCGCGTTATCGTCACGGTTGGTTTCAATGGCCCACAGGCCGCGCCGCTGCCCTTCGGATTCACGCGTACAGCCCACGGCTGTCATATCCAGCGTATTAAACCCAAACCGGCTGGAAACCGCCTGCACGTGTACGCTGGCCTGATCGTCCTTATACCCGTTGGCCGGGTTACTGTAGGTGACGATCGCCGCCGAATAATTGGTTTTTTCTGACGAACCGGAGAAGTTGAACTGGCCGACAATGTTTGATTTGTTGAACACGAAATCCGGATCGAGCTCTCGCGGCATGTCGGCATCGACTGTCAGCAGGTTGTTCGACCAGCTCAGCATGCCCCGGAAAATTGATGCCATGTCCATCAGGACGGTCCAGGCATCGCTGCGCGACTGCAGGTACAGATCGCACAGGAAACGCGCCTCTTTGCCGCCTGCGCCGTCTGATACCGGCGCATCGCAGTACTGCGCAATTTTATACAGCGCCCATTTGTCGACCTGATCAGCGCTGATGCGCCGGCCCAGCCCGTAGCGCTTGCTCAGCACCAGATCGTAAAACACCCATGCCGGGTTGTTCGTCCAGGCCCATCTGAACGTGCCGTCCCATGTGCCGGCATAGGTCCGGTTCACAGGGTCATAGTTCGCCGGGATGCGGCACAGGATGCCTTTCGTTTTGACCGTTACGGTCGGCGTACGGCCATCGAATAATTTTGCGTCAAACTGGATGAACAGCAGCGCGGTGTGCGGGTACGCCAGTTTTGCGTCGACGATTTCGGACATCGACTCGATGCGCGTGGTGTCGGCATGGCGGCCGTCGGTGCTGTTCTCGGTCAGGCGGCGAACGCGGATCTGCCAGCCCGACGTCGCCGGCGGCAGATCGATACGATAGCTGCGCTCATAGCCGGTGTTGCCAATGCCATCAGCGGCATCGGTGCCGTATTCGGTATAGGTTGATCCGTCCGTTGAAATATCAATGGCGTATTCCACGCGGTAGCCGTTTTTGCCGCCGCTGTCTCGCATGTAGTACAGCCCGTTCGGGAATTTCAGGCGCAGGCGAACGGCGGAGAGCTGGGTGTTAGTGATAGATTTTACCCACGGCGTGCCGTATTTCAGCTCGTAGCCCAGCGATGTTTCGTTTTCGACGGACGGAAAACCCTGAATGTAATCCTGGTCAGGCGTACCGCTGCGCCACTCCCACGTAACGCCCGGAAAGTTGGCCAACCCGTTCTCATCCTGAAGCGGTGTGCCGTCGAGATAAATGTCTTTCCCGGTAAAACCGCCGGCGATTTCGCCCTCGGACAGCGCCAGCAGCAGCTTCATGTACGCTACGGAGGCTATTTCCGTACCACGGTTGCCGCCCTTGTCGCTGCTGCCCCCGCCGCCGCTTCCTTTCGAACCCGCGATCATCTGTACCATACAAACTCCAGGCAAAAAAAATCCCGCCGGAGCGGGAGTGGTTGGTTTTTATTATTTTTACTGCTGCTGTTCGGCATAGATGCCGCCGCTGATCAGCACACCGCCTATCTCTCGCTCCCCGTACAGAACAGGCATGGCGCTGCCGGCAGCCATCTGATTCGCCGGCGCGCCGAACGAATAACTTTTGCGTGTATCACTGGTTTCACTGGTCATGCCCTGCGTTCCTGTCGGCGAGAGCATCTGCGAGACACCGCCCAGCATCATGGCCGCACCAAATTTGTAGAGGAACGGCGATGCGGCAGCCCACGGCGTAAAGCTCAGCACGAATCCGACCGCAACCAGCACGGCACCAAAAATGGTCTGGAATGTGCCGGCCTTTTTGCTGCCGATAATGACCGGTGCGATGCGGATGACGTCGTGAACGCCGTTCAGTTTCAGATCCTGCTCGGTCATGTTCTGCGTGCCGTTGAACACGGTGTACGTTACCCCGCGCTCCTGGCTGATTTCCAGCCAGCGCTCGAAACCTGGGATCATGATGCAGAGCGCGCGTATTGCCTCCCGCACAGAGGAAACCGACAGCCTGTGCTCACGCCCGAAATGTTTGCCCAGCTTGCCGTATAGCCGGACGAGCACGATTTTTTCAATCGGATTCAGCATGTTTGAACCTCAGTGTCATCATCGTGCGATTGCGCCAGAAACCGCCATAGGGCACAACTTCACTCAGTTTGCCGTACATGTGGTGGAGCATTTTCCCGTCACCCAGATACACGCCGGCGTGATTGATTTCGTCGGCTTTGTACTGCATCAGGATCACGTCGCCCGGCTCCAGCTCGCCGGCATGGGAGACAAATCCGGCATCGGCGTAATGCCGTACGTACAGGTTTTCGCCCCGCGTCCACCAGTTGTCGGTACGCTCAAAATCCGGCAGGGCAATGCCGCGCTCCTGGCTGTACCAGTCCCGGATCAGCCCGTAGCAGTCCCAGCTGCCGTGGATAAAAGGTCGTCCAAGTAGCGGTGGACGATCTTCCGGGGTGATGACGCTGGTTTCGCCCCCCGGCCACGCCATAATCACCCAGGGCAGGCCGGTTTCATGACAGGCCTGCCGATCCACCGGGGACGCGTGCGGCCCGGCATCCGGATGTGAATGCACAACGGCCAGCACCTCGCCAGTGTCTTCAGCCTCAGCCCAGTCTGCAGCGTCAATCCGGAAATGCTCTGTGGGCTGGTCGTGGGTATTTTTGCAGGGAATGTAGCGCCGCTGGCGACCGGCCCGGACAATCAGGCCGCAACACTCCTGCGGGTAAACCTGCTCCGCGTGCCGCCCGATGGCGGTAATTAAACGCTGGCTCAGCATAACTACATCCTTATCAGACCAATGGCCGGGAAGCCGCCGAACGGCAGCCGTGCATCAGGGCCATGCCGCAGTTTGCAGCCGTTAACCGTGCCCGGACATTCGTCAGCGGCAGGGTTATCGACCGGGTTGCCGAATTTGTCGAAATACCGCGTGCCGGTGTAACCGCAGTCAGGGCCGCGATACTGCCCCTCCAGACACCATTTGCAGCGGTTCGTCATCTGACGAGCCGGCAATTTCTGACCGGTTACGTCAACCGGCGAGGACAACGTAAACTGCACCGTGGTTTCGTTCTCAGCTGATTTGCTGTCGATGTAAAACACCTCGATCGTCTCAGCTGCCGGATTGGCTGTAGGATTGCCACCGGGAAAATTCGCGGCATCGAGATAATGAGCGTAGGTTTCGTGAATGGTGACCTTCGCCTGCTTCATGTCTTCGTACATGCGACACAACGACGAGATGCTGCCATCGAGGTTGGCCACCGAAAGTTTCGGTGACGCGGCGGTGCCGTCGCCGTTCGACTCGATGTCCTCAATTTTGCATGGCCACGCGTCGTAGCGAATACCCTGCCAGATAATCGACTTTCCGGGGAGGTTCGCCTCGTCCGTACCGGCGGCCTGAATTTCGGCAGCGGTGTAGGGTATGGCGTGGTTGTGGAAATAAAGAACGTCAGCACCAAACGCGGTACCGTCGACCTCAATCAGGCGAACGGCGCTGCCCGGCTCCAGTTTCTGGTGATCGGCTGTGATAGTCATGGGTGTCTCGCAAAATGGGACCGTGGTCCCAATAACAAAAAACCCCGCAGAGCGGGGTCGGGAGTGGGTGTGCTTTTGATAGTAATTAAACTTTGTAACCGCGTTTTGTGCAGATAGGATTCATCAAACTGTCGTTATGGGTCGTGACTTCTGCGGATATAATTTCACCGTTGCTGCTAGTTTTAACACCCGCGATAAGCAGTGACTTTCCCGCATAACCTCCATACGAGTTCTTTGCATTAACGTGAGCGCAGTAAATTTCCCCACCCTTGTAATCTTGCCAAAAAAATCTCGCGCTCTCCGGATCTTTTAGCTGCTGCTTAGTGACATCTTCAATAATTCCTTTCTCTTTAGGGGAGAGTTCGCGTGCCTGTGCTGCCACGCTGGTTACGGTAAGGGCCGCCACCATTAGCGCGCCGGTAATTTTTTTCATTCTTCCCTCTTAAATTGGTTCCGCACGGTAGGCCGTGACGAGTGTGACCGTAACAGACATCCGCTCAAAATCAATAATGGTGGGTTTTATCGACTTCCCGTGATACAGCCCCAGTTCACCCAGCGGATTTATCCATTTGAACGCTCGACGTTCCGCATGCGACCGGAGAAACGCCAGAATTGGCAGGATTTCCGATTTGTAGCCAGTAAATGTCAGCGGCCACGACTGCGATTCCGTATTAATCCCGTCCCCCACAACCTGCGAGTAGCCATCGCCATATTGCGCAGTCGTATTCCGGTTTTCGATGTCTGCCGTAGGACCGTTTTGTGGTGACCAGGTGAATGTTTCCAGTGCCATTAGTTCGCCGCCCTGATTTTCATGTCGATTACGCCGCCATTGCCCATTTCACGGTCCAGAACCTCCATCACGTACTGTTTCACCTGATCTTTCACCTCAGAACTGACAGCACGCTGATCGCGCCCGGAGGGCTGTTGCTGGCCCGTCGTGCTGCCCTGCTGAATGATATGAACTGGAATGGAAATACTCAGATTCAGTTCGCTACCGGATGCGCTGCCGCTGCCTGCGTTGCTGGGGCCGGAATTCCTGACAGTACCGCCAACCGGCCCGCCCTCCGCGTACCCCTTGCCATACGTCAGCTGGTTCAGGAAATTCAGCATGCCGGGTTTTTTAACCACGGATTGTGGTACAACCCACTCCCCACGGTGAACGACACCGGCGACGTCGTGCTTGCCGCCATCACCGGTATAGCCGCCGTCAGCCCAGCCGAACCAGCTTCCTACGCCCATGGACGTTGCGCCAGATTTGACGGCGTTTAAAACCAGCATGCGCGTGATCATCTGCCCGATGTCGTTAATGACCGATGCCGCAAAGGATTTGAAGTCGGCTTTGCCCTTGGACGCCAGATTCCAGACCGCGTCGCCCATGCCGGTCATCGCGCTGGATGCAATATCCCGTACCTGTTCAAACTGGTTTTCGGCGCTTTCGCGCCAGTCCTGCAGTCCGCGCTTCATGCCATCCGTTGCAGAGCCTTCCACCTCTTTTTTGCGCTGTGCGCCGTCTCGAACGATAGAGAGCTGCTTGGCTTCTTCTTCCTCGATAATGGCTGATTGTTCTTTGTAAATTACAGAGGTTGAATCAGACACCCTCTTATTTAAATCTTCACGTTGTTTTGCAAACCGCTCCCGCACCTGCTGCTCCGCGACCATCTGGTCGTAGGCGTCCGTACTTAGCGTCATCTGCGCCACACGGTTGCTGTATTCCTGCTGCAGCTGGAGCGTGGATCGGTACAGCTCCTGATTCTGTTCCTGCAGCTGCAGGCCGATTTTCCGCTGCACATTCGCCTTATCCAGGCTGGCGTTAATCTCCAGCTGGGCACGCAGATCCCGCTCGCTGGCGAGCACGCTTTTCTGACCGGCCGTCAGGATTTTTTTCTCTTTCAGATCCGCGATTTCCTGG